TTGACTTTTGTGAATAAAGTTATATAACTATAGAGACTACATGACCCCCGTGTTTGGGCAACTCATATACTAATATGCAACTACAGTATTCTTAACGATTTACCTAATTAAGTATAGGCCCACTGTATATATTTATTGCAATACTTATACACTGTGCACCCTAAAAAAATTAGCCGCAATGAGAAGACAGTAAGTTAGCGTCTGTTTTACGTGAAAGGATAATATAATGGCTTTTACACGTGCAGCGGGATATAACAACCTACCTAATGGTAATTTTAGTCCCGTAATTTATTCCAAACAGACCCAGCTTGCTTTTCGCAAGAGTTCTGTTGTGGAAGATATCACCAATAATGATTACTTTGGTGAGATCGCAAATTTTGGTGATACCGTTCGTATCATTAAAGAACCTGAGATCACGGTCAAAGCGTATGCTCGTGGTGCTCAGATTTCACCGCAAGACCTTGATGACGAAGATTTCAGCCTTGTCGTAGACAAGTCGAATTACTTTGCCTTTAAGGTTGACGATATTGAAGAGGCACATTCGCATGTGAATTTTCAGTCAATGGCATCTGATCGTGCTGGCTATCGCCTCAAGGATCAGTATGACATGGAAGTTCTTGGCTACCTTTCGGGGTTTGCACAGTCTTCACTCAGTTCTGTTTCTAGTACCGCTAATACTACGGTATCTGGTACTAAGGCTGTTTCGACTGCTGGTTCAGACGAACTGCTTTCTTCGATGCAGCTAAAGAAGGGCGACTTCGGTAGTATTACTACTACGTCAGCCGGTACGCATTCAGTTCCGATTGCGGCTCGTCTGCCGGGTGCTAGTGCTCTCCCAACTGCAACTGCATCTCCTAATATGGTTGTGGCGAGGATGTCTCGTCTTCTTGACACTCAGTTTGTGGACAAGGACGGACGTTGGCTTGTTGTGTCGCCTCACTTCATGGAAGTTCTAATGGATGAAGACTCGCGTCTTCTCAATTCGGATTTTGGTGAAGCGGGTGCTATTCGCAACGGCTTGACTCTTAGCAACCTATACGGCTTCAAGGTTTATGTTTCCAATAATCTTCCTTCTGTTGGCACTGGTCCCGGTACGAGTGGTACCGCTAATCAGAACTCCAACTATGGCTTGATTGTAGGCGGACATTCTGCGGCTGTAGCGACGGCAAGTCAGATTACTAAGACTGAATCTTATCGTGATCCTGACAGTTTTGCTGATATTGTTCGTGGTATGCACCTTTATGGTCGTAAGATTTTGCGCCCAGAAGCGATTGCCACTGCAAAATTTAACGTAGCATAGGAGGGTATTATGGCAACTTATGATATGACTGCTAAAAGTACCACTGGGGTAGATTCAGACTCTATCGCTGCGTTACCTGATGCGAGGAGCTTGTCCTACTTAGTAGAGGCTAATCTGGACATTGCTAAACTTGTTTCGGCTGGAACTTTTTCCACCATTACAAATGGTGATATTTTTCAGCTTCTAGAAATTCCTTCCGGTGTATGTGTTATAGCTGCTGGTGCGGAAGTTCTTAAAGCTTGGGATGGTTCTTCGCCAACTGTTGACATTGACTTCGCTGAAGGCGATGATATTGTTGATGGTGGGGATGTATCCTCGACGGGTTATCTAGCATCCGGTACTGCGGGTGGTGCTAATGAACCTAGTGCAACTACGTACACACACTTTCAGAGTGCGACGGATACGATTGACGTAAAAGTTATTGCGGCTTCGTCTGATGTTTCTGAAGGTAAGCTTCGTGTGTACGCTATTTGTTGTGATCTAAATGGTGTGTCTGAAACTGCGGATGAAGTTGATCGTGATCAGCTTGCGTAGTTAAGTTATGGTGAGGGGGGCAATAGTCCCTCTCACTATATCAATAAGAATTTGGAGATACTAATATGGCTAGTGCACCTAAAGCGGAAGATTTTCCTACAATAGATAGGTGGTTAGAAGCTTTAGAAAAATTTGGAGCTACACAAAAAGAAGGAAATCCGAAAACAAAAACTGTCGAGCAGGTGAAGAAGGTGGACGATCCAACAGTACAAAAATTAAGAGGGGCTAATGGCAAATTCGTTTTTAACATACACTAATGATGTACTTGCTAAGTTAAATGAAGTACAACTTACTTCTACTGACTTTGGTGATGCTCGTGGAATTCAAATACAAGCTAAAAATGCGGTCAATCAAGCTATTCGCTATATTAATCAGCGAGAGTTTACTTGGCCGTTTAATGCTGAAGAAGCAAGTCAAACTCTTACAGCAGGAGTTGTAAAATATTCCTTACCTTCAAATACGAAAC